CGATGCTGCTAAGGTTACTATCGGAGGCACAAGCGCGGCCGAAGCTCTCGATGTGACTGGAAGCGCAAAAGTTAGCGGAACTCTTACAGTTGGCGGAACGAATACATGGAACGGCAGCACGATAGCAGGAGCGCAAGCATTTTCGTCCACAACCCGACCTACAAGCAGCGGAACTGGAACGCCTGCGAGTAATAGCTTGATAACCGCAAGTGATAAACTATCAGATGACTTTTACGGCATTGGTAAGATTTACTCTCCAATCTATCAATCGAGAAATTCAGCAAATTCAGGGGCTGGTTCATCAGTAACACAATCATCTGGCTTAAGAGTTAATGCAGGAACAACTAATGCAGGATACGCACACCAAACTATTTCATACGAACCAATCGGCGGGGCTTATTATATCAGATATGACAGGCGTTGCGGCGTATCTGTAAATCTTCAATATTTTAAGACAACCGTATCCGACCCTCTAGGAGTGGTTAGGTTATTTTATGGATGGGGATATACATATCCTAATGCTGACTCAAACGCATTAACAGCAAAAGGCTTCGGAATGGAAATAACAAGTAACGGAACTAATCATGTTTTCCGAGTATTTGCACACGATGGCAGCACGTTCTCTGCTAGTTCTTGGGTTAGTTTTGGAGATGGAAACGCCAGTTTATACAATCGCATGGTAAGCGTTGAAACTGATGGATCAGGCAATATAACAGGCTACATAAGCCAAGAAAACGGCGCGGCTTCTTTTTATACAGCAACTCTATCAACAAGTTTGAGCGGAACAGCCTCAGGTGCAAATGCCGCAGTCGCGCTGGTTGCTGTAAATAATGCGTCAGGGAGTCCAACGGGATTCATAACGCAAATATCAGATGCTAAGATAATGCAATTTTAATACAAAACTATGATACCAAAACTCACAACAATCGATCAAGTAACAATCCAAGGGGCTGAAGCAGCTCATCATTTAGCAGTCACGCTCAAAGCGGGATGGGAGCAGGTATGGAATCGCGCACCTGAGATCGTCGCAGCCGAGCTTAACTCCGACCTTGTAAAGTCAGGCGCAATCTTCCAACTCAACGCACAGATAGCAACAGCAATCAATGCTATCCTCGATCTAGTCAATGATGATCGTTTTACCGTCAGAGTTCCAATCACCATGCCGAGCGGCTGGGAATTAGGGCAGGCTGGGTTTGTCTATACAGCCCCGCCTATTCCAGACATAACTGACAATCCGCCAGCACCGCAACCATGATCGATCCAGACGATGAAACCAATGTATCCATACCGACCACCGCAATCAGACTCAATGATTTCCCTATCGATCGCGCTTGTAATACTCGCTATTTTAATCATCTTCTATAACTTCCAATAAGCCATGCACGAACATTCCCACCTTTACAATCTAGTCAACGGCGCCATAGGAACTGTCGGATCCCTACTCGGCGTCATCAGCACGTTCCAAGAGCAACTCGAATTTAGCGTCCGGATTACTGGCGGACTGATCGGTATCGCGATCGGGCTGGTGACGCTCTACAATTTCGCAAGGAAACGGAAGTGATGAACAAGAGAGCGATCATATCGTTCTCCGGCTTCCAAGAGTCCGAGGACAACCGCAACGGCTTCGAGGACGGATTCTTCCGCGTCGTCTCCTCCTTCGCAAAGCCGGGCGAGATCTACGTCTACGCACCGCGGACTTGGAAGTCGAACGTCAAAGCTCTTGCCGATCAACTCCGCAGGCAGCGGCTGAGCAGCGTCGCAGTCCTCAGCTACTCGCACGGGCAAGCAGCGACCACGGCCTTCGCTCGCTACGCATACGAGATCGGACTCGACATCGATCTATGGATCGCCTGTGACCCAGTCTATCGTCCTACATGGCTGCCTCGCTGCACGCTCGCACAAGCCGTCTCAGTCCGCGCCATGCTCAAGCGCGGCACCATCAAGATCCCGAAGGGGATCGCTCGGACCGTCTACGTCCGCCAAGAGCGCGATCGACCCAACGGTCACGACCTCGTCCCAACCTCGCCGGCGCAGATCGTCGAGCTGGCTGGCGTCTTTCACACCTACGGTCACAGCGAGATCGACGAGTCGCCAGAGTTCTGGCAGGTCGTCAAGGACGAGCTGAGCATCTGGGCGAACCCACCGAAGGCAATCTTGATACCAGAATGAAAACTTTATTACTTTTATTGATCCTCCTCCTGCCGAGCTGCAACCTGACCGTGGATCCAGACGGCACTCGCAACTGGTCTTTCAGCGGAGAAGCAGCCAAGGCGATCGTCGTCTACGCAACCAAGTAATCCATGACACCAAACTCTAAGCCAAAAGCCAGCCGTCAGCGTATAGAAGTCGCTGCGCTGAGAAAATGGAAGGAATCCGGACGAAAAGCTGAGGAGTTCCCGACGACCTATATCTTTGCCAGTCGCGCCTACTATCGAGACACGATGGGCAAGCCTGGCGTCAACGACACCGGCATCTACGATGACGCGATCTTCATCGTCACCCCCGACCATTTCAGCGCGTGGAACGCCAACACGGATCCGAGCCGCTACGGATGGAACGCAGCCGCTGGGAAGTTCATGGCACGACTCAAGCCGGGCATCTGGTCATTCCGCAGGCTCAAGCACAAGATGAACTCGCCGCGCGGCTACATGGCGTTCGGGCAAGGATCGGCACCTGTCACGGTCGAGCGGATCAAGCAGGACGGCAGCGTAGCTGTAACCGAGACAGGAGTCTTCGGCATCAACCTGCATCGAGGCGGCAACATCGGCACCTCATCCGAGGGCTGCCAGACGATCCCACCATCGCAATGGATCGACTTCGACAAGACCCTTGCCGAGATCATCGGCGACCGCCGGATCGAATACATCCTCACCGATGAAGCAGTCGCCTAGCGCCAATCAAAAGCCATGAAACGAACCTTCAAGATCCCAACTTCATTATCGATAGCTGGTCAGAAGATCAAAATCGTAGTCAGACAGTTCGATGGCGAACTCTACGGCCAGTTTCATTTCGACAAAAAGACCATAGATCTTGACGTCAAAGTCGCCGCGAACAAAAAGCTATTCATCGAGACGATGAGGCATGAGATCTTCGAGGCTTGTCTTTTGTTGAGCGGAGTCGGCTGGGGCAAGAAATACCAACAGGAGCAGATCGTGAGATGTAAGGACGAGATCTATCAACCGGCTATCAATCGGCTCGAGAAAAAAATCAAAAGACTTAATCCAATATGATCTTCAAGAAATTCATCGTCGCTGCTGACAATCATGGGAGCTTAATTCATCGGGAATCATTGAGGATTCTGTTGAAATTCAAAGCCGACTGGAAACCTCACTACACCATCCACCTCGGCGACAACTGGGATTTTGCACCGCTCCGAGGAGGCGCCAGCCCAGATGAAAAAGCCGGTGGATTGTCTGAGGACTTCGCCGCTGGGATCGCTTTTCTGGATGACTTTAAGCCAAACTACCTAACACTTGGCAATCACGACGATCGAATTTTTCAGATGGCTCAAACAACTACCAACGGCGTCCTGCGAGAACATTGCCAGGGACTTGCCGAAGCCGCAGAGCGACAGTTCGATAAGCGCAAGATCAAGTGGATCCATTACAAGGTCGGCAACTACCTGCGCTTACCAGAGGGCGGACCGAAGTTCATCCACGGATTTCACAGCGGAGTCAATCCAGCAAAGATGCACTTCGAGCGATATGGTCCTTGCGTCCATGGACACGTTCATACTCCGAACCAATACACAGGCAGGCACATCGATCAAGGCGAAGGTCATTCAATCGGCTGCATCGGAGACATCGATCAGATGGAATACGCCGACCGCTACACAGCGAAGCTCGGCTGGCGGCAAGGTTTTGCATACGGCATTATCAACACAAAAACAGGAGACACTAAATTATGGCAAGTAACCAAAGAGGGCGGCGAGACTTGGATCAGTCCACAAGGAATCATCTAAGCGCACTAGACAAACTAATCGAGCAGCAGTTCACTAATTCTCAACCAATCCAGCCGGATGAATTTACTACCGCTCAGATTAGCGAGCAACTGGCTAGTAAGGGCAAAAAGCTAGGCGAGAGCGCGTTGAATCGCAAAATGAATCAACTACTGACGGATGGGGTTGTTACGATGCGTAAGGCTTCGGTTAATGGTCGCCAGTCAAAGATTTTCCGATTCGTTTAGGTCGCGAGATAGTTGCATAAAACGCAACCAACCCGTTACAAAACGCAGGTAGATACTCATTAAAACATCCGTTTTGGATGTTTTAGTTCTACCATAAAATAAATTATTTTCATTTATACGAAAATAGTTCTTTTCTTTTTGGTGGGCAATGCCTAGTTTCCTCTCATCGCCAACGCGATTTAACAAACCAACAAGAACACCATGAAACAAAACTACGACATCCAGCCCGGCACAGACAAGTTCCTCCGCCTCCACATCGACGATCTCTCTAAGCTCACGCTAAACGAGATGAATCAGCGCAAGTCAATAAATGTTGACCGCACTCTCACTCCAGTCATCGTCACAGCGACGATCACCGGATTCATTATCGGCATCATAGCCGCTTACTGCCTCGGACTGCTTCCGAACTAATCTCCCCAAATAACAACAAACCAAACCAAGTAAAATACATGAAACTAAGCGAAAAGAAAAACAGCAACTTCACCCCGCACCCCGAAACCGAAGGACCGATCAAGGCCGTGCTGGTGGACGTTACGGAGCTGAAAAAACGCATGACACAATACGGCGAGAAGGATGAGTTCCGGCTCGTCTTCGAGACCGAGGTCATGGACGAAGAGAACGACCGCCGCTTCTGCATCTGGTCACGCGGATACACGCCGAGCCTCAACGAGAAGGCAGCACTCCGCAGGGATCTGAAGAAGCTCATGGGTCGCGATCTGACCAGCAACGAACTCAACGAGTTTGACCTTGAGGCGCTCATCGGTCACGGCGTCAAGCTCATCATCCAGCACGAGACGAAGGACGACAAGACCTACGCCAACATCTCGTTCATGGCACCTGACCGCGACAAGACCACGCTGAAGCCGTCGGGCAAATATACGCGCATCCGCGACCGTGAGATCGATGGCGCCGCTGCTGGCGACTCCGAGGAGAAGTCCGAAGAGCAAGGCTGGGAGTCGGTCGAGATCCACGTCGGCAAATACAAGGGGAAGAAGCTCGGTGAAGTCGACGAGGCAGGCGTCTCGACACTCATCGAGAAATGGCTGCCGAAGGCGGTCGCTGACAAGAAGCCAGAGGACAAGGCGCTCATCGCCGCTCTGACCGAACTCTCAGCGATCCTAATCGGGGACGACTATTGATCTCTCTGGATAAATAGTGCATTGCATGGCACGCCTCATCCTGCTCACGCGGGGTGGGGCATTCTGGGCGAAACTACCAACAAGACACACCATGCCAACCATCGCCGAAATCATCGCCGCCAAGAAAGCCGCAGCAAAACCTACGCAAACCCTATGCAAACCCTATGTAGGAGTTGACGACCCTATGTTGGAAGCAGCCATCAACCGCATCGACCCGCCGGGAAAGCGCCGCGCCGGTCTGGTCGTGAGCAACAAGACGCCACTCCAGCCGGCAGTCATCGCGGAGAAGGCAGCACACAAGGAGAACCGCAGCTTGTCGCGGACGAACGGCGAGGCGATCCCGATGACGCCAGTCAACGCGGATCCAGAGCAGACAACCTGGCACGCAGCCTCGAACGCATTCGAGACAGAGCTGTGCGTGATGCGCGATCCAACGGATTCGGAAGCGGTCTGGCTGGCAATCCGACCCTACCGCGACGGAATGCCTCCGATCCTGCTGCATCGCCTGCCGTGGCTTCTGTGGGACTATCCTCGCCAGCCGACCGACAGCCAACCTTTCTAACCATTAAGCAGGCACTCGCCGAACGCGCTCACAAAGCCAGAGCGAGAGTCTGCCAACCCAATCATTGCCCAACCTGCTTCCACAAGCACTACCGAGCGCTGCTCATCGACTGCTGCGTCTGCACCGGACACATCGACCTCTCACCACCTAGACCATTCTCCAAACAATAACACAAATGACATCCGAACTATCCGAAATAACTCCGCTCATCCTCGCTGGGGATGGGTATCAACTGACCATCTCGCCAGAGGCCGAGGCTCGCAAGGCAGCGCTCATTGAGAAGGCATCCTCGATCACGACCGTCACAAGCAACGACGAGAGCGGTCGCGCTCAGTTCCAGACACGCTCACTCGCTGCCATGCGGATCGAGGTCGAGAAGAGCCGCAAGCTCGTAAAAGAGCCAGTCAACCGCATCGGCAAGATGATCGACGCCGCCGCTGCTGACTTCCTCGAAGAGATTACCGCCGAGGAGAACCGCATCAAGAAGCTCGTCGGCGACCATGCCGAGGAGGTCCTGCGCATCAAGGCAGCGAAGGAGGCGGAAGAGCGCAAGGCGTTCGACGCTGCTCGGGCAGCGAAGGAGGAGGCTGAGAACGGCGGGATCGCCGCAGTCATCGCCGCAAAGAAGGCTCTCGCCGACAAGCTCCAAGCGAGCAACGAGGTCGCCGCGACCAAACTCTCCGACGGCATCCGGTTCGCGTGGGACTTCGAGGTCGTGAGGATTGAGGCATTTTATGCTGCCGAGCCAGATCTTTGCGAAATAACACTCAAACGCGCAGCAATCCTTACAGCTCTCAAAGAGTTGGAATCCAACGGATTTGCTGTAGCTATGCCCGGCATCCGCGCATTCAAAAAACCAATCGTCTCGAGCCGCTAACATACAAAACTATGACACTCACAGACACAGAAGAGACGATCAACATGCCGACTTCGGAAGAGGATCAGAAATACAAAAAAATCGGTGATGATCTGCAATCAGACGCTATCGCACTGCTGGCAACCGTTCGCCACCTTATGACAGGTCGTGAGATCGACGCTTGCGAGGCTGCTGCCGACATCGACAACACCGACGGAGTCAACGCCTATGTAATGGCAAGCCTGCGCACTCAGTTCTACGCTAAAATCTGCAACTACAAGGACAAACTATGAGAGAGTCCACGATTGAGAAGGCAGTCTGCGCGTATGCGAAGACCAAGGGCTGCATCACGCTCAAGCTCGCCGGGATGAATCAGCGCGGTCAGCCAGACCGGCTATTCATTCGCGACGGCAAGCACCTCTTCCTTGAGTTCAAGTCTCAAGGCAAGAAGCCGACCGCGCTCCAGATTAAGTGGCTCATCGACCTCACCAACCAAGGCATGATCGCCATGTGGTGCGACTCGATCCCCGACGGCAAGAAACTCATCGACAGGATATTTATATGAAATACGAACTAAAACTTGGAGATTGTTTAGATGTGCTGCGGGCAATGCCTGATTGCAGCGTGGATTCGATTGTGACAGACCCGCCGTATGGTCTGAGCTTCATGGGCAAAAAGTGGGATTACGATGTGCCAAGCGTGGAAGTGTGGGAGGAATGCTTGCGCGTGCTGAAGCCGGGCGGTCACTTGCTGGCGTTCGCCGGTACGAGGACGCAGCATCGGATGGCGGTGAGGATTGAGGATGCCGGGTTTGAGATACGCGACATGATTGCTTGGGTATATGGCAGCGGATTTCCGAAAAGTCTGGATGTGAGCAAGGCTATTGACAAGGCGGCGGGGGTTGAGCGGGAAGCGGTAGGTGCGGCGATCTATGGAGAAGGCCACGTGCAACGAAACAGCGGCGACAGTGTGAGCGGATATAGCGGAGGGCTGACAACGGAAGGTGAAGGAATCCGCACCATCACCGCCCCCGCAACCTCCGCCGCTCATCAATGGCAAGGCTGGGGAACCGCGCTAAAGCCCGCGCTGGAGCCGATCACCGTAGCCCGCAAGCCACTCGGTGAGAAGACCGTGGCGGCGAACGTGCTGGAGCATGGGACGGGGGCGATCAATGTGGATGGGTGTCGGGTGGGGACGGAGCCAAGCCCCACATTCCCTACTCGCAGAAACGCCAAAATTTTTAACACTGGCAGCGGCGGGCAAGATGTTGAGACGCAGTTGCAAGGCCGCTGGCCAGCCAACTTCATCCACGACGGCAGCGACGAGGTGGTGGGGCTGTTTCCCGCCTCATCAGGCGGTGCGTTTCCAAAGAAGCATGGCTCTAGTGGCTTTGTATCACCAGAGGAACGCGAATCTCGTATCGAAATGAAAGATTCAGGCTCCGCCGCCCGCTTCTTTTACTGCGCCAAGGCAAGCAAGAAGGATCGGGATGAGGGGTGCGAGGGGATGGAGGAGCGAATTATTTGTATCACTGAAGGGCACGGACGAGGCGACATAAACACAAGCAAGGGTGACGGCACGGGAGTTAGAGAAAACCGCCCTCGTCGCAACCACCACCCCACCGTCAAGCCTACCGCCCTGATGCGCTATCTCTGCCGCCTCGTCACCCAGCCCGGCGGCGTGGTGCTTGACCCGTTCATGGGCAGCGGCTCCACCGGCAAGGCTGCAATACTTGAAGGATTCGAGTTCATCGGCATCGAGCGCGATGCTGAGTATCTGGAAATCGCGACCTCTCGCATACAAGCAGCACAAGACAATAAAACGCTACTATGACCGAAACCTTCCAGCCTTTCCCTAGCCAACTGCCGATGATCGATCACCTGCTCGACAACGACAGGGCTGCGCTGTTCGTCAGCCCGGGGAAAGGCAAGACGGTCGTCACGCTCACCGCGCTCGACGCGCTGGCAACCATCGGCGACTTCAAGGCTGCGCTCATCGTCGCACCGCTGCGCGTCTGCTCGATCACATGGCCAGCGCAGGTCGAGCGCTGGGCGCATACCCGATGGATGCGCGTCGCTAACCTGCGGACCGCAGCAGGGCTGAAAGCATGGCATGAGCAAGCCGCCGACATCTACCTCATCAACTCCGAACTCCTACCCAACCGGCTGCCTCTCATGTTCCCTAAGCGCAAAGACTTCACCTGTCCGGTCTGCACGCTGGTCATCGACGAACTCAGCCTCGCCAAAAATCCACAGTCGAAGCGGTTCAAGGCGCTGCACAAGCACCTCGCCGCGATCGAGCGCCGCTGGGGACTGACCGGGACACCGATCCCGAACAACTACCTCGATCTCTTCATGCAGGTCAAGATGCTCGACGACGGCAACCGCCTCGGTCGCACGTTCACCGGCTACCGCGACGCCTACTTCTACCCTGCCGACTACATGGGCTATACCTACAAACTGGTCACAGGATCAAAGGAGGCGATCGATGGCAAGCTCGCTGACCTCGCGCTCGTCATGGTCGGCGACCCGACCGACCTGCCAGCCTCCAGCGTCATCGACATCCCGGCAGTCATGCCAGCCGAGGCTCGCAAGCAATACAAGACGCTTGAGAAAGAGATGCTCGCCGAGATCGAGGATGGCGAGATCACCGCACCATCCGCCGGCGTGCTGGTCAACAAGCTCCTGCAACTCACCAGCGGCGCCGTCTACGATGCCGACCGCAACGTCCTGCCAGTTCATACCGCCAAGATCTCCGCACTCCGTAGCGTCCTCGACAGGCACCAAGGCGAGCCTGTCCTCGTCCTCTGCGCATTCAAGCACGAGTCCGCCAGAGTCCTCGATGCGATCCGAGGTGCGAGGATGTTCGACGAGCGCAACCTCGACGACTGGAAGGCTGGCAAGATCCCAGTCTGGGTCGCTGACCCTCGATCTCTCAGCCACGGCATCGACGGTCTGCAAGTCTCCTGCCGGATAGCGATCTGGGTCAGTCTCACCTATTCGCATGAAACTTACGTTCAGACCAACGCTCGGCTCATTAGAACTGGACAAACTGCCGAGACTCTGATCTATCGACTGATCTGCGCAGGAACCATCGACGACGCCGTCGCCGAGGCTCTCCGCGATAAATCCGACACGCAAAGCGGAATGCTACACGCCGTCCGCGCTCTCCAGCGCATGAATTAACTATCTCCAAACCAAAAAACATGAAACAAGAACTAGGAAACTTAATGGCGGAGGATCCGCATCAGGAGTCAATCAATCTCCTCACTTACAGAATTAACTCACTCACCACCGAACTAACCGCTGCTCGCGCCAAGATCGAGCGCATAGATTTGTCAGGAATCCATACCTGCCATGACAAATGCCAACGGTGGACTTGCGTATTGAGGAGGGAAAACAAGATGCTGACCGAGCAGCGGGACAGGCTGGCGGTGGCTTTGCAAAAACTAGCTGATTGTGATTGGGTTATAACACCCCATGACAGGATGGATGCTGTAAGGACTATCGCCCGCGAAGCCCTCAAATCCCTAACCCCTAAAGACCATGAGTAAATCAGAAACGCCGAGAACGGATAAGATATACATGGATTACATGCAAGACCCCTATCAAGACACAGGAGATAAGGCTGCGATCATGCATATTCAATGCGAGAAATTTGAAATCGAACTCAACTCCGCCCGTGCCGAGATAGAGGGGCTTAACTTTGCACTAAAACAAGCATCAAGCATTTACGATGCAGCCGCCGAACAGCGGGACGGCTTGCGATCATGTATTGATTACGCAAGCGACCAGCTACACAAAGTAACCGAGCAGCGCGACGAAGCCCGTAGATTAGCTGAGAAATACCGCAACCTATCATGCGACAGCCAAGATGAAGCAGATGAAACGCTATTGCCTTGGGAAATAACCAACCCGAACGAACTATGACAATAATCACAACAAAACAAAATATCATTTTTGGAGTTAAAACCTTACTTCCCTTGTCTGGATTTCCCGAAGGAAAAGTTAAAATAAAGATGACAAATAATGATTTTGCTTGGGCTTACGTTAAAACCACAACAGGGATTTTTAAATATGCGATTGAGGAGAAAAACGGGTGTTGGATGCCTAGTTTTTCACCAGCTTGCAATTTCAGGACAACCAACCAGAACGAACTATGAACGACAGACCAAAACTTGTCATCTTAGATGGGCAGATCTTTGTTGAGAAAACTCCAAACTTGTTTGAATCACCAAAGGATTATCTGACCAACTGGCAATCCGAAAACAAACACCCAAACGGAACGCAAGTGCGCGTTCTTACAGAAGATCTTTTCCAAAATTTGATCTCACTAGCAACAATGCCAACCGCCATGATAATATGAACACAGACACGCCGAGAACAGATAAAGCAGAATACACAGTGAGGCTAGGAGTGCATAAGCGCAAAGTCGTCAGACCTGAGCTATGCAGAGAGCTTGAACGCGAGCTAGCCGCCGCACGGGAGGAAATCGAAATGCTTGGCATTCGATACGCTGCCGCCGAGATGCACCATGCCAACAATATGCAGGAAGTCACCGAGCAGCGTGATGGATTAAAGCAAGCGGTCGATTGTGCAAGCGATTTATTGGCATCCGTCACCGAGCAGCGCGACAGGCTGGCGGCAAACAACAACAGAGTTATTGAATTATTAAAAGACGGATTGCAAACAGATGGATCACATCACAAGCAATGGTATCTCAACGAAGTATTAAAACTAATAAACGCTGACATAGCTAAAGATGTTGAAATGCACTGGACGCATGATAAAGGAATCGCTCCGTAACAACCAACCCGAACGAACTATGAAAACAGACACACCGAGAACAAATAGATTTTACGCCTCATTTGCCGATGGCGAATGTATCCCAAATCAAGACGAATGGCTTGCCCTATGCGAAAGTCTTGAAAGCGAACTAACCGCCGCCCGTGCCGAGATTTGCCACATGGTGAGCGAAAACGGCAATATGTATCTTGAAATATTCATCGCAAGAAATCAGCGCGACAGGCTGGCGGAGGCTTTGGAAAAAGCGAAGCCGATTGTATCTAGATACCCGTCAGGCTGGGATTTCAGCCATGATGAATTAGATGCCGCTGATAAAGAGATTGACGAAGCACTCCAATCCCTAACCACGAACGAACTATGAACACAGACACACCGAGAACAGATAAATTTACTTCTACATGGGATTTTCATGATGAACCATTTGAAGCAGCAGAACACGCCCGAACACTTGAACGCGAACTAACCGCAGCAAGGGAGGAACTATCTGAATGGAGTATCTTAAACGGCTGGGGCGGTACTCCAGAAATTATCAACGATTTTATCAAAGGGCAGCAAACGAGAATCCATTACGCTCAAAACCTAGATGAAGAACTAACTGCAGTCACCGAGCAGCGGGACAGGCTGGCGGAGGCGATGAGGCAGATGAGGTCGAGCGGCGACATTGTAATTTGTAGTCAATCGGCAACAAATTTAACCACGAACGAACTATGAACACAGACCTAGTCAACCATCCGCCGCACTACAAGAGCCACCCTAGCGGCGTCGAGTGTATCACAATCACCGAGCATTTCAACTTCTGCCGTGGCAACGCCATCAAATACATCTGGCGCGCCGGCGAGAAGGACTGCGAGATCAAAGATCTCAAAAAGGCCGCTTGGTATATCCAACGCGAGATCGAACGGATGGAGGAATCCATCAAGAAAACTCATCCACAACTCATCCACAACGGCGTCGGGATCGCTGATATGTATCAGCCAGGCGAGCTTGAGAAAGAACTCAGGACAAAGAAAAACCTTGCATGATTAAAAAAGCCACGTATTCTTATTTCGTCGCGCTTGCGGCCATTGGATCTGACCCGATGCAAATCACGATAACAAAATGCGCCCCGTTGCGCGAGAGTGTCCCGGCAATGCTGGGAGTCAGACGCTCTTGCCTCGGGGCGCGCCTGTTTAAATTATGAATGATTTATCATATTGGAGAAATATACAGACGCAATGCAAAAGATGTGCGTCAAATTACGGTGGTAACAAGACCGTTATTTTAGTTTGGGGCGCACGCAGAATAAGGAGCGGCGCATTACAATATGGCAAAGTATGTCCTGATTGCCATTGGATAGATTCAATCAAAAAAGATCATTTTGCTAAAATTGTAGGAGATTCTGATTTTCCTTGTTTTGAAGACGAACAAGAGACATGCGTAAAATGTTTGCAAAAAGGGGCGGAACTTCATCATTGGGCGCCACGTCATTTATTCCCAACAGATGCTGACAACTGGCCTACATCATATCTTTGTAAAAAATGCCACACAGAATGGCATCGTAAAGTTACTCCACTAATGCACCTTCCATATTAAATGAAAACAATCATGCAACATCCCGAAATCGACTTTTACTCATCCGCGACAGCGTCTACCGCGATGGATACAACCACGCTCACTGACCTCATCGAGGCGATCCGGTCCGACGAGTTCGCAAGCAAGATCGCCAAGCTGCGCAGCACGCTCGCAGCCGGTGATGATGACGGCTACGCAGTCGCCAAGAAAGACCTGCAAGCGGTCAGCATCTCGGGCACCTGCGAAGGCCGCCGGGCTAAGGCGATCGATGAGGGGCGATTCCATCACTCCGGGCTGCTACAACTTGACTTCGACGCTGCCGACAATGTCGGCTGGGAGGTCGAGGAGATCGTCGAGATCCTCAAAGCCGAGCCAAGGATCGTCGCTGCCTTTGTCTCGCCATCCGGTGCAGGCGTCAAGGGCATCGCTCGGATCCCGATCTGCACGACCAAGGAGCAGCACGTCGCTGCGTTTGTCGCCGCTCGCAATCACTTCCGATCCCACAACCTCACGATCGACGAGGCTTGCAAGGATCCAGTCCGCCTCATGTTCGTCAGCCACGACCCCGGCGCATGGATCGACCTTGAGCGCACCGCAGTATTCGAGCCGCTGGCTGTGACACCTGAGTTACCAAAGGCTGCCAAAGATTCCAAGAAAAAAGGCATGGTCATCAAAGGTGGAAGGGCATTTACTGAGATCACTCCGGACATTGCTCGCGAGATGCTTGCGGTCATCCCATCGCGCCCGACATATGAACAATGGATCAAGATCGCGTCCGCTGTTTGGGATGCCATAGGTGAGTCCGAAGGCACCGCAGCTCTCTGCGACTGGTCACCAGAAGAACAACCAGGAGAGTATGCGTCGAAATATCAAAACCGCCTGACCGATGTCCACGCAGCTACCTTGGTAATGCTGGCAAAAGAACATGGATGGAGTCCACCTCCACCAGTATCCATGACCTCATCGCCACGCAAAAATGCAGCCACTCCCCGCACTGTCGAGGAGGCAGAGGAAAACCCGACATGTATCCCTGAACACGTCTTCCCAGTCCCTGCTGGTGAGATCGGTCATGACTTAGCGGCACGTCACATCTTCGCGGTCATCGGTCCGACCAACCGACTTTTCATGCGTGGGACGATGGTTCACGAGGTCGCGGCAGATGATACCGACGCTTTTGCAATGGTGCCAGTGGCCGCAAAACGTCTTGTGTCACTTATCGAGACCTTCGGCGCGAAGGTGATGCGCAGAGAGGCACGAGAGGACGGCACGATGCGCTGGAGGTCAGCAACTTTCCCAGCTTCATCCGCAGACGTGGCATTGTCATCAGATGGCGCACGGGAGTATCTTCCTCGAATCCGGCAGATGGTTTCATCACCCGTCCTTATTCCTGACGGCGATCGTGGGACAGCGGTCATCGGCAAAGGCTATTATCCGCACGCTGGAGGGACGTTTGTGACCGGAGGTGATGAAGTTCAAACGGTCGTTTTAAACGAGGCTATTGAGATACTGTCTGATGCTCTTGTTGACTTCGACTTTCCCGATGGAGGTGATGCAAGCCGAGCAATGGCTTCGCTGATCTCACCAGCTATGAAGATGGGCGGATGGATTGATGACGACTTCCCGCTTGACCTTGCCGAGGCTGACCAGTCACAATCTGGCAAGAGCTTTCGCTTCAAAATGATCCATGCCATTTATTGCGAACATCCAAGCGCTATAACACAGGCAGCCGGTGGAGTCGGAAGCCTCGATGAAAGAGTTTCACGCGCACTCATCACAGGACGACCTTTCATCAGCTTCGACAACTTCCGCGGTCGCATGGACTCGCAGATTATGGAAACCGCCATCCGAGGGCTTGGCAAGGTCGCCGCGCGCGCCCTACGTGCCGAGGCCGACATCGACGTGACCCCGTTTCTATGGCAGCTTTCTACTAACGGCGCCGAACTGACCCGTGACCTTGCCAACCGAGCAGTCATCACAAGAATCCGAAAACGCTCGGACAACCATTATTTCAAGACTTACCCAGAAGGCGACATCGTTTCTCATATCAAAGCTCATCAACCCAAATACCTTGGAGCGGTCCATGCGGTCATCCGTGAATGGGCATCACAAGGTCGACCGCTTACAACTGAACGCAGGCATGACTTTCGCCGATGGTGCCAATCAATGGACTGGATTGTTCAGAACATCTTCGGGCTGCCGCCGCTACTTGACGGACACCGCGAGGAGCAGATGCGCACCGCTAACCCGCGCCTACAATGGCTCCGCGACATCGCCAGAGCAATCATCAATGCTGGATACGATGGTCAGCCTCTCACAGCAGCAGATTTCGGAGAGGCTTCTGAAGATCATGATCTCCCACTACCAGGTGCGAAAACATTCAGCGAGTCAATCGACATGCGCGTAGGTAGGTTGCTGGGTAAGTTATTCAAAGACCACGAAGGCGACACGATCAGCGTCGACGGCATGCGCATTACAAGGGTCATTTCGCATGATTATGATCCTGTCCGCAAGGAGCATCGAGAGCGGAAACAATACCTCATTTTTACAAGTGAACACCATTTGAACAGTGTTCAAAACGAGGAAAAAAACCCAGTTTTGCTCTGAACCCAATCCCACCATCCCACCCATCCCACCCGTTCACCTTATTATCTAGAATGGCTACCCACTTTTCACAAAATCAACGAAAAAACATAAGTTGGGTAGCTATGTAGGAAATTAGGGTGAACGTGTGGGATTGGGGGACGATGGGATGCAATCTCACTAAATTTGAACAGTGTTTTTTTGAACACTGCTAAATCCACAACCAACAAAACACTACCATGATCAACCCACAATACGAAGACCTCACCAGATACACCGCACCGCCCGACTCGATACCCGAGCCTCCGACATACCTCCTCTCACAGATCATCCGATACGTCGAGAGCATGGCGCCGAATCCATACCACTATCAATACTCCATCGAGGAGATCGTCGATCTCTTCAACGAAGCATCCGACAACCTCACCGACCAAGAAACTGGTATTCAGAAATCATGAAAACAAAACTCGAACCATCACCCACTGGGATATACAACAAGCAGAGCCGACTGCAATGGCACGCGGTCGCGTTCGTCGGCGAGTCAGGCGAGCCTTACCTAGTCGCCGCACCGACACGCCGAGGAGCTTTGGCTCACGCCTATAAGCATACATCCGAGCGCAACCTAGTCGTCGAGCGGATCAACATTAGGAAAGGGACAACAGCGTGAAACTTTGCTATTGCCAAACCATAACAAATAATTAAGAATAGTTTAGATGATCGCAAAGATGAAAGCAAAATCATTTCAGTCAGCCATCGCCGGCTATTCAGCGAAGCAGATCGCAGCCGCGATCGGTTGCAGCCTGGCGACGGCCTATGACTGGAGATCAGGCAGACGCCAGCCACCTAAGTGGATCCAAGCCACATACATCGACGAGATCCGAAACAATGTAACACCATGAACCTAGAATCAAAAGATGCGCTGGACTAAAAGCATTACAGGTTCCATTGGAGGAACGCTAGGATCGTCTCAGCCGCTTGTGACCGCTACTTTGCACGCAAGGGGCTGAAATCCTACGACCTCAAAGGCAACCAGATCAATCCGATGACTAAGCAACTCACAAAAAAATCCAGCAAACTCACATAACAAAGCAATGCACGAAAACACCGAAGATCCAAATCAGAGGCATCCTATGGAATACATAGAGCAGCTAGAAGACATCCGAAATAGATATGACGCATTGGAATTCTGCCAAAAGTTATTTGATGTCATCTTCGACTTTAAACATCACGGAAGTGAAACCTATTTCCAGATTGCTTTCAGGCGATTCGTTGCGATCACCGGGCTTGTGCGCCCAGACCTCATGCGAGGCTTATCGCAAATCAAGATTGGTGAGGCTTTGAATTGCAGTTCAGCCAACGTCTCCAAGCTATCCTACCAGATGGCAAGGAAGCTAGGCATCGAAGGAGCGAATCATCAGAGCGAGCAAGGCAGGCAGAATCGAAGAAAAGGGCAACTCAATAAGTCCAGCGTTCCAAAATCTCCACCAAGGCTCTCACATGCTGAGTCTGTGAAGCTGGCCTGCGAGTCTGCGAAGGCTAAAGTTGGCACGCACAAGTATTGGTCAAAGTTCGAGGTTCAATCTCTCCGTGAATCTGGATTAATTGATGAGGACGACCTTCCAACATACAAAGGCAAAATTTTCTTTAAAGGTCACAAGCAACTTAACCGTAAAAATGCACAATAACGAGGTTCTTGTTATCATTTACACCCACCACACCCCGGTTAGGGGACCCCTACGCCGCCAGCCCAACTTGGGTTGCTGCCCTCTTGGTGAAAAACCACGACTTTTGCAAAAATCATTACACCGACGGGGGCTGAGTATCAACCAGAATGAAAACTGAATCCAAAAAAGAAACCATAGCACAAGCAGCGGCGAGATTGACGCTTGCTCTCGGTCGAAATGTGACCTCGGACTGCGTTCGTCAATGGCGGAAAAAAGGATTGGACTTGCACGACACTAACGCGCTGATGGCAAAACTTCGGAATCAAAAACGGATGCCAAAAAAGATCAAGCCACCAATCGATGACCAAGATCCCGACGACGACGATTCAAACCAAGATTTCCCCGACATCCTTGCCGACCAAATCCCCGACGAGATCAAGAAGCTGGAAAGCAAACTGATCGCGGCGAAGGATTACGAAGAAGCGCGGACCATTTCCACGCAGCTCACCGGGTTAAAGAACGCATTCCGTCTGCATGTTGAAATGGGTCAATACGTCACCCGCGAATCCCAAGAACGCGAAGGACTTCATGCTGGGCAAGTCATCAAACAAATGATCATGCGGATTCCATCCGAAATTCCACAGGCCTTGGTTGGGTTAGAATACCCAGACGCGGTAAAGAAGTGTGATGACTTCGCCCATTCGATGCTTTTGGAAATGTCCGAACTCGGCAAACTTCTCGATGATAGATCAACGTAACAAATCGCCTTATGTTTGGGGCTTGTCATCGGGACTTAAACCGCCCGACCGCTTACCATTGGCAGAGATGGCGAGTCAGAACGTGTTCTTGTCTGGGTCTCAATACGGTTCCAAATATGATCTCTCGGTCGTGCCGGCGCATGATTTCATTTTCAATTCGTTCAAAGATCCAGCCGTGAAAGAGATCGCGAACGTGGCGCCGACGGGGTTTGGCAAGACGACCATCTTCGAAGTCTGCGGTTCGTATGCGGTCGCGCAAGATCCTGGCGACATGCTCATCCTCGGACAGAACGACAAACTGATCCAAGATTGGATGGAGTCACGATTCTTGAAAGTGCTTCGGAAATCACCTTGGACCAGAGACTTCATCCCGACTGGGGCGCAGCGCAACGACACGAAAAAGACGCAGATCATTTTCAAGCACATGAGCCTTTTCACGGGTGGAGCCAACGAAGCGAACACGCAAGAGAAGTCGATGAGGTATTGCTTCGGTGATGAGCCTTGGAAATGGAAACACGGAATGATCGGCGAGTTCTTGAGACGTCACCATAACCGACTCAACCGCAAGATGCTTTTACAATCCCAAGGTGGAGACGAAGGAACGGAATGGGAAGAGTTTGCGAGAAATGGCAAGTGGCATGACGGCCATCATCTCTGCCCTGAGTGCAAACAATTTCAGCCAGTGTCGATGAAGATGCTGAAATATGAAAAAACCAAGGACGGGAATGGGGAATATGATTGGGTCAAAATCAATCAATCAGTCAGACTTGTTTGTCCGACTTGTGAAACCGAGTTCGAAGATTCCGACGGCAACCGCAGGAAGTGGGCGAAGTGCATGCCGGTATGGAATGGCAACGCTCACTTTCCAGATCGCATCACCTACTCATGGACATTCCTCACTGTATGGACAAAGACATGGTCCGAGATTGTCAAACTCTGGATCACGGCGAATGACTCGGTGAAGAACGGAAACTACGAACCGCTCAAGCAATTCATCAACAAAGAGATGGGTCAATTCTGGGAGCAACCCAAAGACACGCCCAACCTCGACACCCGCCATGATCCTTATTTGAAATCGGCTTACAACAACGGGGAGAAGTGGGAGAACGAACATGCCAGGTTCATGTCTATTGACGTTCAGAAGCAAGGATTCTGGGTGACGATCCGCTGCTGGAGAATTGGCGAGACGAAATCCAGATTGCTTTGGGAGGGGAAAGTTGACACTTACCAAACACTGTTTGAATTACAATCTCGCTTTAGTTTGGAAAACCGCGATGTGTTTGTCGATGGTCGGTATGGGATCGACGAGGTTGTGCGGCAGATTTACATTCATTGTGGCAATTCAGTTGAAAACCATTGGAATATCTTGATTGGTCAGGATAATTCAAAGGGCTATGCTTTTGACGTTGGGACATCAAAGCGTCCCCGAAAGGTTTGGAAGATCTATTCAAAGTTTCAACGCGGGGTGACGAGCCGAGGTCAGCAATATCGCACGATCAGCTTTTCAAACTTACGAGCTAAAGACGCATTGGCTGGATTGATTGAAATTGGCGATGGTGCGTTCGGTGTGCCAGTCGATGCTTCGCCCAACTACATTTCACAAATGCAATCGGAATCCAAACGCGAGATGAAACCGGGTGTTTGGAAGTGGGACAAGATCAAATCTCATTACCATAACCACATGTGGGACACTGAGGTCATGGGCATTGTTGCTTGTGCGATTCGGGGAGTTCTCAAGATTGAGTTAGTCGATGAATGACATGGATTGAAACGCACGCTTTTTAAATGGCGCGACCTTCCAACTCTTTTTTGAAAGCATTGATCCGATACGGGAATGCGTCTGCGGGGAACCTGACCAACCTTCAAACATGGCAAACAGAAGCCATTGTTGAAATCGCAGCGCAAAAGGGTGGCGATTTAGTCAGCGGATCAACCAACGGAAGCGCGTTCACCAAGATGACATCAATGACCAACTATGAATGGGTTGAAGTGCTAGGTGAAGTTTTAGAACATATTGACAGAGGCACACTGCCACAATCACGAACCATCGCTCGCCTCTTTTAAGTTATGCCAATCCTTGATTCATACGGAAACCCAGTGACTAGCGGCAGCGGCGGAAGATTTGCCAACGCAGCGACTCGCTATGACAGATCACAACCAGTTGAGCCTCTTTTCACGCAGGACTTCGACGCGCTTGTTCCCGATTGGGATCGCAAGACTTTGGTTTCTGGATCTCGGAAAATGTTTCAAAACTTTCCGCCAGCAGAAGGAGCGATCACGCAGAAAGCTGACAACGTAGTCGGCAGAGCATGGGACGCAAAGTTCAACGGCGAAGATAAGGAATGGGGCAAGCTCGCAGCCGATTGGCTGAATCTTCAATGGTATGGAATGTGCGACATCAAAGGAAACGACTTCAAATCCTTGATCTGGCTGGATTGCGTTGCTCTGGATCGCGACGGGGATTTCTTAACTGTATTCGAACCGACCGAAAGCGGATGGCCCATGACTCGCCGCATCCCAGCAAACCGCATCGGTCAAAGATCGTCATTCGACGACAAGATTTTAGTGGGTGCATACAAAGGAGCGAAGATGAGGCACGGGGTCATCATTGATCGTCGCGGCGTTCCTTTAGCCTATAACATCCTCGGCGACACACCCGAAGAGGATATTCAAATCAACGCGGTCGATTGCGTGTTTTCAAGTGATCCAAACTGGCACGACCAAACTCGCGGACTGCCAAGCCTTTCGGGAGCATTGAAATTTGTGAGATCATCTTTGCTCTCCCACGAATGGGAGCAGATGGCGCAGCTCATGGTCTCATCGATCGGATTGGTTGAATACAACGAAACTGGCGGACCGGACATCGACGACCCCGGCTATACAAGCCCGACCGATTCCACAACGACTCCGACAACCGAGCTTTTACAGAACGGCACGATTCGCTATTTCCGCAGCAATTCAGGCGGCAAGATCGAGCAGGTCAAACATGATCGCCCTGGCGACATGTGGGATCGCTTCCAAGATCGCGTGATTCGGATGATGTGTAAATCGTTGAAGTGGCCGTATGAGCTGGCATGGAAAGCCAACGAGATCAACGCAGCACTTGTCCGCTCGATCCAAGATCAAGCGCGGATGAGCGTCGAGGATCGCCAAGACACCTTGAAGGTTGGCGCCATTCGTCAGGTTCGCTGGGCAATTGCAAAAGCCATCAAAGAAGGAATCCTTCCACAACCTAAGAATCAAAGCGATTGGTGGAAGTGGGATTTCATCATGCCACGCAAGTTCAGCATTGATGCTGGCAGAGACGCAGCACAACGCCGCGAAGATTTCAAGATCGGGTTTAAGAACCGCGGTCAGATCATCACCGAAGAAGGTGGCAACGAAGAGGTCATGGAAGATGACCGCATCGAAGCCGTGTTCCGTTATGAGAAGAAGATCCGTGAACGTGAGCAACTGGAGGGATTCACCGTGGATCGTCGCAAGTTTGAAATGATGACACCGAATGAAATCCCGATTGCGGCGCCATCGAGCGAAGATGAAAACATCGATCAGGAAAACACACCCAAAAAAGAAGAAGAATGAAAACCATTTTAATCGAAAACAAGAGCGGAAAAGTAAAGCTCAACGAAGTAGTCACCCGTGAATCCATCGGCAAAATGATTGATGAGATCGGCAAGCTATTCGGCGCAACCGCATCAGCATCAGGTGCAGACTTTGGAGAGATCATGAACGCAGCGGAAAACGCAGTGGATGTTCTTGAGATCGAGATCAATTCCCCGGGTGGCAGCGTGTTCGATGGCTACACAGTATATCATGAGATTCAAAGCCTCAAGGATCGCGGCGTTGTGGTCAACGCAACCATCACCGGCATGGCGGCATCGATGGCGTCGGTCATCTGCATGGCATGCGATAAAGTCTCAATCGTCCCGCATGGCCGCATGATGATCCATGACGCATCCAGCGGATTCTCTGGCAATGCTGAACAGATGAGAAAACAAGCCGACCTTCTTGATGGGATCAGCGCAGACATTGCCAACATCTACTCAGCTCGGACCGGCAAGGAAGTCGCCGAGATCCGCGCCATGATGAAAAAGGAAACTTGGATGGACTCAAAAACCACAGTTGAGAACGGATTCGCCGATGAAGTTGTCAGCAAAGCAAACGCCTTGGTTGAAATCACTCTCAATACAGATACGCAAAATTCAAACTCAGAAACTGACATGATCTTCCTCACCAACAAAGCCGCAGTCGAGAAAATCTCTGGACTGGAAGCACGGACCGCAGAATTGGAAGCCGAAATCTCCGCACACGCTGCCGAGGTCGAAGCTCTCAAGGCTGAACAAGTAACCGCATCCGAAGCAATCGCAGAGCGTGACGAGAAGATCGTCGCTCTTTCCGCCGAGCTTTCCGAAAAGGTTTCAGCCATCTCCGCTGAACTTGCCGAAAAAGCCGAAGCAATCGCCGCTGCTGAATTGGTAATTCAAGACCAAGAAGCAATCATCGAAACTGCCAACGAAAAACTTGCTTCATTCGATGAAGAAGTCGCGAGCAAAGCCCAACTCCAGATTGCATCACTTGGATTTACTGGATCAATTCCAGAAGCATCCAGCGAAGTTGGAGCTACTCTCTCGACCCGCGAACAGATCAACGCAATTCCAGATGCGAAAAAGCGCCAGGAGGCGCGATTGAAAAACTGGAAAAACCTCTAATCTCCTAACCTCTAATAAAAAAATATCATGGCTAACACCTTTGACTCAGCATTAGTGACGGACAGCCTTCGCGACGTAGCGATCACTGTCCTTCAATCCCGCCTTGCTCCGCTTAACGCGTTTTCGCAAGACTTCTCCGCCGATCCTCTCAAGCCTCGCGCCACTGTTCAAGTGCCGATCGCAACAGCCGGCGGAACCACTCAAACCAACGCAACCAACTTTGAAAGCGGCGACAGCACGCTCGACAACGTAGCCGTTTCGGTTTCTCAGTATTCCAACAGCTTTCACCTGACTAACGATCAAATCAACGGCGGTCATCGCCTTGAGAAAATCGCCAAGATCAACCTTCATCAGCTTGCCAACAAAATCATCGATGTGGCTTTGGCTCCTGTCACCGCAGCTAACTTCGGTGCAGCAACCATCGACGTTGACACCGCTGGCGACGTTACCGCAACCAGCCTGAAAACATTGTGGGCAGCCATTAAAGATGGCGATTCCCGCAACCTGATCGTTGATGGCAGCATCTACGCTCAATTCCTCCCAGCTAACTTGGACGCATTCCAACTTGCATCTGGTGGCAAGAACGTCGGCATGTATGGTTTCGACTTCTTCTCCTACAACAACCGTTGGGATGGCGCAGAAGCAACCGTCAAAGGCTTTGCTTGCTCTCCTCAAGCGATTGCAGTTGCATCGGGTCTTCCTTCTAACGACATCGCTGGAAGCGATATGATGGCAGTTGAGAACATCGAGATCCCTGATCTTGGTCTCACGGTCCAAATGAACATGTGGGTTTCTCGCGCAACTCGCGCCGTCTGGGCATCTTACGATGTCATGTTCGGTGCTGCAAAAGGCGATCCAAACGCACTCAAAATCATCAAACTCACTCCTTAATCTGAATGAGCTTAATGGTTAAAAACGGCGGCGAAATGAAAGCTGCGGAGACAACCTCCGCAGCCCGCCAAATCGCTGTCGAACTTGCCAACAAGTCTGGGGGAAAATCTTACATCTACCGGTTACCAAGCGTGATCGAAGAGGTGATCTATCCTAAGAAAAAGGAACCCGTAAAAGACTCTGCGCAAAAACCGATTAAGCCCAAAGGAAAGAAGAAATAATTTTCTCTGGTTCGTTGTTCATAGTGAAGCCAGCTGCTCGAAAGGGTGGCTGGCTTTTTCTATGTGTTGAAACCAGCCAAATTATATGAGCATCGCCGCATTCGTCAAAACCGCTTTCAACTCGTCACTCACCACGCTTTCCGCTGAGGACGTGACCATCGGCGCGCAGACGAAAAAGGGAGTCATTGAGGACATTGGAACCGAGCTAATGTTGGGTGAGGGTGGCGATGAGGTCCGCCGAGGTCTCCGCATCACTTTTCCCGGTGCAGCGTTCACCACCACCCCAGCTCGACGTGCAACTGTGACTTGCCGATCTCTGACATGGCAGATCACTCGCGTCGATAACGGCCCCGGATCACTCACCATCGAAGTGGAAGAACCAGAAGCAAGAGGACGATGAACATCAACCTAAGAGCCGACGAGCGATCCATGCGCGAACTCAATCTTGCGTTGAATCGACTTGCAGAAAGCACAGGCAAGACGCTCAAAGAAGTACTACCTTCACAGATGCGCTTGCTCGCCACTGATCTTGCGTACGTCACATATCCCAAAGGGAAGGGATCAGGTGACAACGCGGACCACATGAAGAAGATCAGATCGAGGATCGCGCAGGTTTATCCAAGCATTCAAGTCATTTATACGCTGCTGAGATACAAAGATTCGAAAATGACCAAGCCGTTCGCTTTTGCATTCAATAACAAAGCTTATCAAAAGGCGCGGCAAATACTCGATCAGCACCTCCCAAACATGCACATCTCAATCGGCACGTTCGACGGAGGCAAGCTTCATAAGGAACAATCCGAACAAAAGAACGTCAGCCGTCGGTTGCTTGTCACTAGTTATTCCCGCGTCGAAGCTTACGCAAACAAAACCGTTCGAAAGTCTGGATTTGCAAAAGGAGGATTCGCCACCGCAGCTCGGCAACTCGGCGGAGTTCGTGGCATACCCGGCTGGGCAACTCGTCAGAAAGCGCCAGGCACGGGAACGGTGACAGGTGATGGCAGAACACTAACCGTCACGATGACCAACCTTGTCAACTATCTTGGCGCAGGCGCGCTGAAAAAAGGGGATGAGTCAATCGCCGTCAGTAATCGCCAGAAAAACGTGACCACTCTACTGGATCGAATCCAGACCAACAAAATCAAAAAACTAATGAGACGATGAGTAATTTATCCCTACACCGCAAAGTTGAAAAAGCCCTGACCGCTTATCTCCAGACGATCATCACAACTGGCATCACGATCTATCCCGGACACGACAAGGCATCGGTCGTTAGTGTCCCGCACATCATCGTTTATTCTGAGGATTGCGTTCCACATCCAGACATGCCGACCTTCACCGGCATCCGCATTGTCACCACTCGATTCCAGATTCGTGTTGATTCCGAAGTCGCTAGTGCCAGAACGTCACTTGATACCTGGAGAAAAACTATCGAGGACACGCTAGGATCTGTCCCAACGATATTGGCAGCGCTTAATCCACCCGCACAAGGACAAGACAACCGCACTATCACCGACCTTTATTTCTACGACATCATAGCCGGGACTGAGCCAACAGAGTTCGACCGAGCCGACTGGGTTGAGGATGTCGTTGTTGGCGTTGTCTGCCAGCCACTGGATTCACGATCCGCCTAGTTGAAATCCAGCGTCTTGTATGGACGCAGTCTATTTTCACCCAGCAGGTCACAAGCATCACTTTCGCAACGTGGAGCCTAAAGACGGCAAAGCAGATCTTCACGACGACGATGGAAAACTCGTTTTCAAAGATGTGCCTGTATCAGCCGAACCGAAGGACGGTTGTGTCGTGATCGATGGTTATCAACCCGCAAAAGTCTCCAAATCTAAACAATAAAAAATTATGGCACTCACCACTAAAGGCACAGCTCACTTATACGGAATCGTCGGCGGCGTAGCTATCGTCGCCAACGCAACCGTCATCTCTTGGTCGCTCAATTCTTCGAACAAGAACGTCGCAGAAACTGCAAACGAAATCGGCAACGAGATCGAGCGCAGATATGATGACCTTCACGCAGAAGGCACATTGACCATCCGTCCCCGTTCTGGATTCACTGCTCTCGTTCCCGGTGCCAACTACACCTACAACAGCGTCGCATTCGAAATCATTTCAGAAGGTCGCGAAGAGCAAAACCAAGGTTTTGTCACTCTGACCTACGCAATCAAAAAATCCGAATACGTAAGCTACGCTTAACCAAGTGGATGATCGATTCTATCACTCGTATCTTGCTCCAGAAGTAAAGGTTTGTGGCCGCAATCTGCAAACCTTCACTCTCTGGCATCATCTAGTCTTATCGTCGATCAATTCACCTGTCGCACTTGGCGGACCAAACATCAGCATTCCCGATCTGCTTCTGGCGGTTCGGGTTTGTGGCTTGAAATATGGTGAGCAACAAATCAAGCCGACGATCAAAGACGTATTCTGGCGCCTAAAGCTAACTCGCAACAAAAAGAGATTCAGGGAAGAGGCATCAAAGTTCTATGCTTGGATGTCGATGCAATGCAGCCCACCGCGATTCTATCGAGGAGGAAACACCGGGGGCGTCACCAAAGGAATCGAAAGCGGTCCGCGCTGCCTTGGTCTCGCTTGCTCTCTCATGTATCGTGGCGGCGTCAATGAGCATGACGCGTGGAATAGTTCGCTCGGTAAAGCTCTTTGGATGGATGTTCAATTCGCCCAGCTTGAGGGCATCCAACTCCGATTCTTGGACGACGCGGATCTCGACGATTCCGAAATCGATCTCTCAGAACTCACCGACGAAGAGGCAATGGAAATTTTCAAAGCAGATCTTCCAGAGGAATTTGTCCAAGGCTCATTCGATCACTGGAAAACGAACATTAAAGGAAAGGCAAACTCGATATGATGAAATGGGTATTTGGAGCAGACACGACACCATTCCGCAAAGGGCTGGATGACATGCGCACACAGACCAAGGCTTTTGCTGGCAGCGTGAAAGGAATGCTTGCCGGCGCGATTGGCGTTGGAACTATTCTCACAGGACTTAAAACTGTTGTTGAGTATTTCAGCCGCATCTCAGATCTCGCGACTCGCTTTGGTGAATCCGCTGAATCGATCCAGCGCGTAGGGGCCGCCGCCCAACAAGCCGGCTCTGATCTGGAAGGAGTTGCCAAGGCGATGACAATCGTCACAAAAAACGCCAACACAGCAGCATCACAGGGCGGATCTATGGCTGAAGCATTCGCGGCCCTCGGCATCGATGTTTCTAGCTTCGTGAACATGCCGATCGAAGACAAACTTCTCACCCTCGCAAAAGCGATGGATAACGGCAAAGGCAGCGGACAAAACCTCGCGCAGATGATGCAGGTCCTTGGTAAATCTGGCGCTGAAATGATACCTCTTTTATCTCAGGGATTTGAAGAGCTTCAAGAGCAGATGAAGAACACCAGCGTTCTTTCAGAATCAACAGTTGCTACCATCGAGCAATTCGGTGATGGCATGGATGATTTGAAGCAAAAATCAATGGTGCTTGGTGGATATATTTTCCAGTTCTTTGATATGTTAGGAAAAGGAATTGGCGCATTGCTCAATTTCAGCATTCGCGGATGGATGGAGGCATTTTCCCTGTTAGCCGATAGCTCAATGGAAAGCGCTTCAATTATGAAAAAACTTTTTACTGGCGATTTTCAAGGAGCAGCACAAGGAATCAACAATCTAAAAAAGAATTTTAAAACCTCATTCGATCAGATTGTTGAGAACGCTTATGGTTTTGTGTCAGATTTGGACTACGCGCTGGCTGGCGGCAAGACTGGGGAAAAGGGATCATCTGCCGATGTTGAAATGCTTGCTGAAATGGCGCAGCAAGAGGAAGAGCGTTCCAAAATTGCAGAAAAAACAGAAGAAGACAGAAAGAAACTCGCAGAGGAAATCGCAAAACTCAAAGAGGACGCAGCTTTCAATGAACTCAAACTCGCCGAGAAAATCCTCGCTTTGGAAACAAAAAGCGAAGAGATGCGCAAAAAGGCTTACAAGACAGTCGGCAACCAATCCTTAGAGGCTCAAAAGGAAATGCTTGAAACTGAGAAGGAGCTAAAAAAACTTCGCGAGGATCAAGAAAAAACTCAAGAGACAGCAAATAAAAAAGCCAAAGACCTTGCAGAAAAAGCCAAGGAGAAGGAAGCAAAGAAAACGGAAGAACTCGCCGAACTACGCAAGGATGAGGAAAAGCAGATCCGTGACGTTAAATTTGAAGGACTCAAGACAGATGAGGAAAAGGTCGCGATGCTCGCAAAAGAGCAGTCAGACCTTTTGAAAAAAGCCCAGAAAGCAAAAACCGAAGAGGACAAGATCAACCTTCGAATGGAGGCTCGTGACAAGGGATCAGAGATTGCTGGCATTTTGGCGGACCAAAAAGAAAACGTCCTCCCAACACTTTCGACAAGCTCACTCGCATCTATCGGTGGTGGCGGCAGCGCAAACATCCTCGCAGCAGGAACTCAGAAAATCGACCGTCAAATCTCCCTCCTTGAAGTTATCGCTCGCAACACTGCACGCGCAGAAGGTGGCGGCATAAAAATCCCTGACCCAATCTAAATCATGGCAATCAAAATCAAAGGCAGTCTCGGCAGTAGTTACGCTATCCAACCGGGTTTCTCACTCACTGAAAAAAACGATGGCACGATCGAGGGTCAGGTTGTTTTCATTTGTGACAGCAGTGGGCTTAGTAACCTCCCACAAATGGGCAGCGCACACCCAACGGATTATCGCTGCGAACTCTACAACCGCGAGATCACCTATCTGACTCTGGATCGTATCCAGATGACGGGTTCTTATTTCGGACTCGTTGCAAACACAACCGAGGCAATCATCAGTTACACCCCGAACACAAACCAAGAACCGATCACATCTCATCCGCAATTTGAATCGTTTGCAGGGACATCTGAAAATCCATCCAACGGTGCGACCTTTGACGAGGACACTGGGGAATTCCTTGGATTCTTCGATCCAGCCATAAAAAACCTTTTTGGCGTGATGTATTACCTCACACCTGCCACTTTACTTTCTAGGACTTATTGGACGAAGACTGTGCCATTGCTCAACAAGAGGATGAAGCGCATCACCACAATTCCGGGGTTTAGGAAACCATCCGATTGCAAGGAGTTCTTGATTCTCGATTATCCATACCGGCAAATCGGGAACTTTTACCAAGTCACCGAGCAGATCATGGGCAGCGGCCCGAACGGATTCTCAACCATTCTCTATCCTTAAACCATGAACCCGCACCGCAAAGGCAACGCATTCCCTCAAGCTGGCGTCCCCGGTGATCCTCGCTTGCTCGATCAACTCCATCGCCAGATGGTTCGCGGTCCGAACATGCAGATCACCCACACCCACAGCGGGACATTGATCAATCTTCAAAAAAATAAAACTGTAACCATCCCACCCATCCCAACTCACCCGTGGAAATGTATAGCTAATGGAGGCAATACGATTACGGTATTGAGCGGAAATATGTGGACTTATCGCAACAATGGCACGGGCTACGCTGGCGATCCTCTTAATTATACCGCTTTCCCATTAGAGTTTGATGGGGTTGATGATTTAACAATTACAGCTACGGGTTACGTGTATGCTCTTTGTGACATTGCACAAATATTAGTTTTGAATGATACAGGCGCATCTGGTATTCCATTTTGGAGCGAAAGAGATGGTTTTAGCGGAACTCCAGAAGTTATTTTTTCGACTGATGCACCATCAGTTTATTCCCCCCAAAATAATACCCCAACCGCCCGTAATTTCGCCATACCATTGGCAAGCGTTGGTTGGGACTCAGTAGAAAACATTGCTTCTGTATTAAAACAATACATAGTTGATGATATATGGCCAGTTGGCGGAAGTGCCACTTACGAGCCTACTCCTTGATATTTATCTCGTTGATGGACAATAAGATCAAAGTTGAAACGCTCGTCTTTGTATGGCGGCGCGTTCCTTAGATCTAATCATTAACACCCAGACGGGACAGCTCCTATCGGGTTTCAACTCCACAACCCAGAACGGAAACACACCGAGCTTCGTATTCGGCGACCTGACTCCGATCACTTGCCGACTTGTTCAGCCGAGCGGATCTGCTGAAAGACCTTGGGCAGACATTGATCTGACCAACCAAGAAGTTCACGTTGCAATCGGCACTCCTGGCAGTTACCCGACCGCTGGCACATTCACACTGACCTATGGCGCGAACACCACAACCGCTCTGGCTTTCGATGCTTCTGCTGCCACAGTCTCGGCAGCTCTAAATCTTCTTGCCAGTATCATCTCAGCAGGTGGCGTCTCCGTGACATCCGCAGCAGGTGGATCTTATCGCATCGTGTTCACCGCTGTTGGAGTTCGGACGGCAATCACCACGAACAGCACAGCACTATACCCGACATCGACCTCATTCATCGCCGTCGCTCAAACAGGATCGGCGTCCGTGCAGGAAGTCGTCGTGATCCGCATGGAGACCCAACCAGCGGCTTATGTCGAGTTGACCGATGATCTGCCCGTTGCAGCCGCCGCCGTCACCACCGTTCGGGCTGGATCGGTTGGGGTTTCTGAAATCCAGAAATTGACCTTCGATCCGATTCCTTACGATGGCGTTTATACTCTCGCCTATGATGGCGAAGAGACCACCGACCTCGCTTGGGATTCAACAGCGGAGGAAATCCAAGCTGCCTTGATCGCGCTGACCGATGTGGACACAACCGGCATCAGTGTCACGGGTTCATTCCCGACCTTCACCATCACCTTCCTTTCGACTTATGCCAACGTGTCGCTGCTAACTGTGGCGGCTGATTCTCTGATCGTTCCAACAGGAAAAAAAGGTTCGATCTCACTCAATACCACAGGCGTCGTTGAGATTCTCTCAGGAGCAACCCGCGCCGACGTCACCATCGAAGTTCAAGTTGTCGATACAGTTACAGGTGACACATGGACCACGCTCCAATCCCCAGCGATCCTGCGCGAAGATATCATCAGCAATTCTCCAGCCTCCCAGACCGCTGGCCCTGTCTACATTCTCGAATCGGTCGCTGAGGCAAGATACGTTCGATATGACGCAGCGCAAACGCTGACCGCACCGAACAAGTTGCAAGCCGTGACCAATCTTGGTTTCACCACGGCAAAAGCAACTCCAGTTGACGCTGACAAGGTGGCTATCCTCGACTCGGCAGCATCAGACGCACCCAAGCACTCAACGCTGACGGCGATCTGGACGTGGATACAAAGCAAGTTCGCAGGCGCATCGAGCAAGACAACACCGATTGATGCCGATTCGTTTAACATCGTTGATTCAGCCGATTCTAACGCAGCCAAGCGCGTTACGGGGACAAATCTCAAGGCGTTTCTCAAAACCTACCTAGATACGCTCTACGTGGCTTTGACGGGCAACCAGACAGTAGCTGGCAACAAGACGTTTAGTGGAGATTTAAGTGTTAGTAGCGACTTACTAACTGGCAGCACTACGAAAATATATCGCGGCGGAAGTCGATTTTATCACGAAACAGGGTCTGCAAGTATGTTTCTTGGAACAAATTCTGGATCTCTTACCACAACAGGAACATCTAATTTCGCAGTAGGAACTAACACTTTAAGCATTGTTTCGACTGGATCTAGAAACGTAGCTCTCGGTCAATACGCTGGCGGAACGATCACAACTGGCTCTCGAAATATGCTGATTGGAGATGCAACAGGTTATCCAATACAAGTTGGCAGCGATAACATAGGAATTGGATACAACTCGCTGAGAAATATCACCGATAGTGCAGGATTCACCCAAAACATAGGGATTGGAAGTAATACTTTAGGCAATGATACTGGCAGCGGTAACACCAGTATTGGCGGAGAATCTGGAGTATCCATCACATCTGGAACAAATAACACAATCATTGGGTATTTTGCTGGAAGATCGTCACTTGCAACAGCAACCAACTCGACTGCGATTGGTTACAAATCAAATTTTTCAGCATCTAATACGATAGCACTAGGCGGCACTGGTGTCGATGCTGCTAAGGTTACTATCGGAGGCACAAGCGCGGCCGAAGCTCTCGATGTGACTGGAAGCGCAAAAGTTAGCGGAACTCTTACAGTTGGCGGAACGAATACATGGAACGGCAGCACGATAGCA